ACCGAGACCACCACATACAACGGTTGGGCAAACTATGAGACATGGAATGCATCACTCTGGATTGGCAATGATGAGTTCTTGTATAACACTGCCAAGGCATGTGTAGAGTATGCAGAACTCAACGAATCACCCTATGAGAAGTTCATCCGTTGCATGTTCAACTGTGAGAACTATACAACAGGCGATGGCATTCGTTGGGATAATGATAACATCGACCAGACAGAAATGATCGAGATGATGGCAGAACTGTGAAGCACAGTTAATAACACTTAGGGGCAGTAATATGCCCCTTTTTATGTTGGTTAAGGGTCGCCAAGCGGGTTTCTCAAAAAAGTACCTTCTTTCAAACCTACAAACGTTTCCCAGACGGGGCTAGTTATTGTGTTATAATAAATTTCAGAAACTAAAAAAAATCGCCATGAAAATTTCTCCAACAAAATTCCCGAGGTACACAGTTGACGATGAAGGGAACGTGTATAGGGATGGGAAGTATTTGAAGAGTCATGATAGGGGGTTACTCACGCAGAACGGTACGAGGTATCAGGCAGTGAATATCAGCATCTATGATGACAACGGTAAGTTCGTGAGACAGATCAAGTATTATGTGCATCGCTTGGTTGCCGAGGCATTCATCGAGAATCCAGAGGGACTGCCAGAGGTAGACCATATTGATGAGAATAAGGAGAATAATAATGTAAGTAATCTGAGATGGATTACGAGGAAGGGTAATATGGAGAGGACAGGAAAACCCGAAGGGACTATTATCGAGAAAGCAGGAAAGGGAGAGGGTAGAAACCCGTCGAGGTACATTAAGAAGGATGGAGAGTGGGTATTGATACCTAGTGATCGCCCAGCATGGAACAAGGGGATGAGGAGTGGTGCTCCGAATGGGACGTTAAAGCAATTAAAGAATGGACATTGGAAAGTAAAGAAGGATCATGTATGGGTACATGTGAAACAAGCAGAGTATGCCGACTACGGTATCAATAAATAAATTTGAAAATGGTTTTTTCAAAACCTTGAAACGGAAAAAAATTTCCCAGCAAAAAAATGCCTGAAAAAGTCGATTTTAAAAACTACGATGATATCCTTGCAAACTTCGATGCATTCTGTGACGAGTTTGAATCGAAGGCATCGGAAGCATATATGAGAGGTGATCAAAATGATGGAAGAGTCACGCAAGCAACAGCAGAACATGGAGAAGGTACTCCTGAAGTTGTCAGAGAGATTAGAGAGCCTGGAACAGAGGGTAACCCAGTTGGAGCGCCCTACATTGATGTACAGGCGTCCAGCATCGAGTGATTATGAATCTCTCTCAGATACGTTAGACTATTTGCATAACAACGTGGAAGGCATCAAGAAGGACCTAGCACACGTCGCAAGGGTAGTTTAATGCCAGTAGCACTAGTTGCCACACCAGAGGTCATCACAGGTCCTGCGGGACCGTTTCTGCTGCAGCCTGCGCCACAGGTGCCATTGTATCAGGACTCAGTGAGGACTGCACCGAATCCGATCTTGTATGAGAATATTTCTCCTAGTATGACGATCACTGTGCAGGCAACGGGAGGTTGTCCTTTGCCAGTGTTACCCGAGTTAATCACAAGTGTGTCAATCTTTCCTGGTCAAGCAACCAACAGTGGTACTGGTTGTAATATTACGAAGTTAGTCGATATTGCTGACAAACCTGTACCGAACTTACCAGACTTTCTGTTACCTAAGTTTGTTGAACCTTACATTCAGTATGGAGCAATTGCAGGACCACCTGCACCTACGATGTCCTTAGTAGCGCCTCTGAGGGGTCTGTATGGGGAGAAGTATTTCTATGACTCTGAATACATCTATGCGTCTTACTACCGCAATACGCCGACGTTCGACCCCGTAGACGGGAAAGCGCCGATATCTATCAATAAACAAAACAGACTAACATCTATTAACTTGTTAAAAGGCAAGCAGCGAATGCCTTTTGATACGATACCAAAAGATATTAGTGAAATTACAACAGATCTATTCACTGGTGAAGCAGAACCGATTAATATTGAGAAGTTAGAACCATTAACAATTGGTCAAGCGATTACGACTGGTAGTGATTACATCTATAGTAGTGTACCTGAAGTATCATCATGGGTTAAGTGGCGTCCATCATTTATTGAAGTGATGACGTATTATTACCATGTTGTGGTAACACATACATGTCCACCATTTGTAACAATATTCCAAGGTAGTATGTTAGTACAGAATAACTGGACACCTGCTGCAAATCGCTTAAGTTACTACATAGCATTACAGAACGGATTTTTGGACGATGAAAACCCTTAAACCAATGAGTCGTTTAGGTGACATTACGACAGGTCACGGTTGTTACGCCCCTAGTGTTGGTGTAACAGCATCTCCAAATGTAATGGTAAACGGTCTACCTGCTCATAAGGTAGGTGATCCATTCACGCCACACACCTGTGGTAAGGATGTCCACTCAGATGTCGCTGCAATCGGTTCTCCAAAGGTCATCATTAATGGATCACCTGCGATGCGTTTAGGGGATGCTCTAGCGCCTCCTGCATTGATGGCAGAGGCATCTTGGACAGTATTTGCAGCATAAGGATTTTGTGGTATAATATAAGAGTCAATTTTGATTAAACAATGGCAAAAGCAAAGGTTGGTATTAGTGGTGGTGCTTTCGTAGAGAGCAAACCCAAGAAGACTCGTCAAGGAGCGGGTCAGCACACGAAATATGCATCCACGAGTCGTAATAATGCTAGGAAGCGTTATCGTGGTCAGGGACGATGAATTTAATCTGTAACCTTCCTGCACAAAAAGTATGGGTTCGTAAAGAATACTTGCGAGACCATCAGGACGGTCACGGTGAATTTGTTGAGGGCGTCTGGGTATCGGCAAAATCGATACCTGGTCGCGCTTTTTATTTTGAGACCTTCCTACCGACATATGGTGCAATGTATGATAAATTGCCCATTAGTGCGTTTGTATCATCCCCTGAGATCCCTGTCCCTGACTTGGATTTGACGAATTTGCAATTTTGGAATTGCATGGATTATGGTGTGATGTGTATCAACAAAGGTTTTGTAACTGGTATGGACTGTGAAGTGTATACTAGAGATCATGGTCTAATGAAAGGTCAGTATATCTGCACATTAGACAACTATCATGCAAACCCTGATGTGATAGATAATAATGTTAGTGAGACTCCTCAGGAGCACAAATCACATAATTGTATTGTTTTGGAGAACGGTCAGTTTGTTTTGTACCCTAATAATAGGACACGATTCTACGACTTATCTCTTACGCCCGAAGAACCCTTGACACCCGACTTCAAAGTGAGTACAATAGTGTACCAAGTTGAAAACGGCACTGACTGGGGTCGTCTTGGGGACACTGATGATTATTTTTGGGAAACTAATGCTGAACGAAAACAACGGACGGAGACCACAAATGGGAAACAGCAGAGTTGACAAGAGCGAAGACTTTAGGAAGTCAGGTATGACACTCATCACTGAGGTAGAGAGTGACAAGTATTTGCGTAAAGCAGGTAAGCGGAAAGAGGTACAAGAAGGAGAAATCTTCGACAACCAAGCGGAGTGGGCGGACGGATTCTGTGGCAAGTGATAAATAGAAACAGCCAATGCTGTGTCTAGATGCCTTCCTTTCAGACATTTAAAGATCTGAGCATCACGTTCAAAAAACACCCTGTATCAGACGATCTGGTACAGGTGAAAGATAAGGCAGCTATCATTCAATCGATAACTGCCTTACTTTTGACGAATAGGGGAGAAAGACCATTCAAACCAAACCTAGGGTCAGGCATTAGAGAGTCGTTATTTGAACCATTGGATTATGCCACTGGAGGTTTAATCAGAGGACAGGTTATTGATTGTATCAATAGATACGAACCAAGAATCGAATTAGATAATGTATCAGTTGAACCTGATGAATTAAACAATGGATACAACGTAGAAATCTTCTTTACTATTGTAGGAAGAGATGACGTACCAGAGGCAGTAGAATTCTTCTTAGAGCGTACACGATAATGCCTTATACTCAGGTTGCCAACTTAGATTTTGAACAAATCAAAACAGCTCTTAAAGATTACTTAAGAGCACAGTCGGATTTTACTGACTATGACTTCGAGGGTTCTGCATTAGCGACCATCTTAGACACACTCGCTTATAATACCTATTATACGGCGTTTAACACTAATATGGTAGTCAATGAACTATTCATTGATTCTGCCACCTTGAGAGACAACGTAGTAGCGATTGCGAAGCAACTAGGGTACAGACCCAAGTCGAAGACCGCACCTACTGCTTATATCTCTTTTGATGTAAATTATAATCAACAAACAACAGACACAGAACTCCTGCTGAAGAAAGGAACTGGTTTTGTTGCTAACTATGACAATACTTTGTATCGTTATGTTGTATTGAACGATGCAAAGGCACAAGTATCAAATGGTGTTGCATCATTCACTGACCTTCCTGTAAAAGAAGGTGCATTGATTACTGACACTTATACTATTAACGGTGCATCGAAGAACCAGAGATTTGTTCTCGATAACCCAAACATCGATGCTAATACTGTTTCAGTAAAAGTATTCCCTACTGGTGGTTCATTCAACGAACCATATTTGGTTGCAGATAACATCTTGAATGTAGATGGCAACTCAAAAATCTTCTTCCTTGACGAGATCGAGGATGACAGATACGAAATCATCATGGGTGATGGCATTCTAGGTAAGAAACTAGAGAATGGTGCTGTCATGGAGGTGACTTATCTGGTCACTAATGGTCCTGCATCCAATAGTGTACGTACATTTGTCTTCAGCGGTGTCCTAGAGAACACACAAGGCATCACTCCTGCTGGTTTTAGCACTTCTATCACAAATGTAACACCTGCTGCTGGAGGCGAAGATCAGGAGACTACAGCGAAGATCAAGTTTAATGCTCCTAAGTCATACGGTGCTCAGGACAGAGCAGTGACTGTAGATGACTACGGTGCTATTGTACGTAATGTATATCCTGCTACTAGTGACATCATTGTATTTGGTGGTGAGGATCAAGAACCACCAATGTATGGTAAGGTATTCATTTCATTGAAACCAAAGGATGCAGCGTACCTAACGTCTGTTACTAAGAAGCAAATCATTGCAGATTTGAAGAAGTATGTTGTTGCATCAGTAGAACCAGTCCTAATCGACCCTTCTATTCTGATCATCGAACTAAATAGCAAGATTTATTACAACAGTTTAATTACAGACAAGACACCTGCACAGATTAGAGATGCAGTAATTGGTTCTGTACAGTCATACCTTGACACATCTGACACAGAAAAGTTCAACGGTAAGTTTAGACATAGTAAAGTTGCTGGTGTTATTGACGATACAGATCGTTCAATCAACTCCAACCTTACTGATGTTACAATGAGAAAGGATTTCTATCCTCAACTCAATTCAACTTTCTATTATGAGATCTGTTTCCAGAATGCATTCGACCTAGAGTGTGATGAATCAGTCCTGTCGTCTACTGGTTTTAGAGTTACTGAGTACCCTAATTTCGATGTTTATATCGAAGACAGGGGTGGTAAAATTGTCCTATATAGACTAGACTCTTCTACTGGCGAAAAAGTAGTCCTAGACGATAATGTTGGGGATATTGATTATGAAAAAGGTGAACTTCAAATGTATGATTTGACTATCATTAAAGGTACATATTTCGATAATCGTATTTCAGTAAGAGTAAAGCCTAGGTCTAAAGACGTTAAGGCACTTCGTGAAGTTTACTTAGATGTAGACGTTGCCAATTCATCGTTCACTGCATACAAAGAGTAGTTAAATGACCGTCAAGACGAAGAGAATTTCAACTCTTATTGAGACACAACTCCCAGAATTTATTACTACTGAGTATGAACTTTTCAGTAAGTTCCTACAGAAGTATTATGAAGCTCAGGAGGTACAGGGCGGTCCTTTAGATGTAATCAGCAATCTTCAGAAGTATGCTGATATTGACTACTATGAGAAGAATCTTCTCAAGCAAAATGATATTCTAGTATCTAATATTTCAGATACTGACACGACCATTGTCCTGCAGGACGCTACTTCATTCCCTGCACAGAATGGTTATGTCAAAATTGATGATGAGATCATCTTTTATGACACTCGCACTGATACAACTCTAGAAGGTTGTGTAAGAGGCGTTAGTGGTAATACTTCCCTAGGAGACCTATACGAAGGTTCTACCTTTGTCAGCACCAGTGCGGCAGCACATAGCGGCGGTAAGAAGGTACATAACATTAGTAACCTCTTCCTCTATGCATTCGTCAAGAATTTTGAGAGTCAGTATCTAGGTTCATTCCCCCAGAAGTACCTTAAGGGTGAAGTAGACAAGAGAACCCTGATCAAGAACATCCAGAAGTTCTACAAATCAAAGGGTACTACTGCTTCAATCAAGTTTATCTTCAATACTATTGTTGCCAAGGAGATTGACAACAAACCTGAAGTATTCAAACCAAGAGATTTTACATACAAGGCATCTGAGTCTGACTGGATCAACATCTATTCACTCAAGTGTAAGGTCATCTCTGGTGATCCAAAGAGTTTGATTGGTAAGGTTATCAGTCAGAGCATGCCTTTTGTTCAGGCAACTGTAGATAACGTCTTTGAAGATAGCAATGCTGACGGCGAAAGAATTTACAATATTGTACTTGCACCAGAGACTGTAACTGGTAAGTTCGATATTTCCACTAAAACAAAACTAACTGCACCTCTATCTGATGCTGCTGGTGCTGGCGCTAGAATCAATGTTGCTTCCACCATGGGGTGGGACAAGTTAGGTTCTGTTCTTATTGGTGATGAAGTCATTGAATTCACTGACAAGAACGTATCTCAGTTTGTTATCTCTAAGAGAGGACCAGTTCCAGTAACTTTCCTAGCAGGTAAAGAGGTATACAAACCTTCCCTAATCATTGGTGAGGGTGTTACTCTACTTACTTTGGGTCTGGTGTACAACGTTGCACCTACGATGCAAGCACCACACTCAGCTGTTGGTGACAAAGTACAAGAGTCTGTTGCTGGTTTCCAAACTGCTGACCCACGTATTGTTGATATTAATACGAATCAGGTACGTTGGAACCTCAATAACTTAGGTCCAGTATCTGCAACCACCAATGCTAACATTCAATCTGCACTGAGTGGTGTATCGACTAACGTCTCTGCTATTCTAGAAGACGAGCAGTATTACTACATTGCTAGTTCTTCTTATCCTTCTTACAACATTCTAGACATTCTAGAAGTTGACAAACCAGTACAGGATCAGAAGCAACTCAGAATTATTCGTAAAGAACCAATCTCAACGACTGAGATTTATAAGACACCCAACAGAGACGTTGGTATCCTCGTAAACGGTGTTCCCATCTTCGGTTACAAGGATCCTGAATCCATTCGTTTTGGTGTACTTGAGACTATCAAGGTTACTGACAAAGGAAGAAACTACGCCAATCCACCTTTTGTGTTGATTGATGGTCTACCTGAAAGAGCAAGAGCATTCTTGATTGGTAATGTTGTTGATCGTATCGAGGTAGCTACTACTGACATCTTCCCACAAACTCCAACAATTGAGATCACCTCTGGTAAAGGTGGTAAAGCAACTGCTGTTGTTACTGGTGGTGAAGTCACTAGTATTGTCATTGATGATGCAGGTAAGTATTATTCAACTCCTCCCAGAGTCGTAATTAGAGACTTGGCAGGTAAAGGACGCTTTGCTGAGTACACTACTGAAGTTAACACCGCTGGTCAGATTACTGCTATCAACAAAGTTGCTGGTGGTACACTCTATACACAGAGCAACATTCAAGTTGACATCGTTGCTGTCGGTTCAGATGCTAAAGCAACACCTCTTCTCAAAGAATGGGTGAAGAACAGGTTTGAGAAGTACAAGGGTGTCATGGATACCCAGTATGGTTTCCTATTCCGTAATTACAACATTGTATTGGACAATGGTTACGGTCAACTAGGCAATCCAAAGAAACTTAGAGTTGCACTGGGTGATAACTTAGACAGTGCTGATTCAGAACCAGCAACTAAGACTCACTCACCTATCATTGGTTTTGCTTATGATGGCAACCCAATCTATGGTCCATTTGGTTACAATGATCCTTTAGATGCAACATCAACTCCTGTTAGAATGACATCTAGTTATTCTCTAGTTGGTGACAGGGATCGTGGTCCCAGTATTACAGAATATCCGTTAGGTGCATTCATCGACGACTATAAGTATAGTCATAGAAGTGGTTCATTGGATGAAAACAACGGACGATTTTGCGTTACCCCCGAATTTCCAAAGGGAACTTATGCTTATTTCCTTACTATTGATAGCAATCAAGTACCGAAATTCCCGTATGTTCTAGGAGACAAATTCTACTCTCTACCTGTAGACAGTAACTATAACTCAAACATCAGTCAAGACGATATTCCTAAGAAGTCCAAGCGACTCAATGTTGCTGGCATGCAGGGTAACGGCGAAGGTCTAATTGCAGAAATTGGTGCAGTTGGCGCTGGTATCCTTGATAGTGTCGAGATTCAAGACTCACACGACAACTTCTCTATTAACAACAAACTATACTTTGATAACGTAGGAACCGAAGGAACCAGTGCAGAGGCATTAGTCTCATCTGTTACTGGTGAGAACGTTCAGTATCTTGAGTGTAAAGAAGATAGAGTTGTTAAACTGACAACTATCCAAAGTGCATACCTATTTGCTGATGACACTTTAAGACAACCACAATCAGGTGCTTCTGGTAGTATTGTTGGTACTGTCAAGGGAGATACTGTTATTGTTCTACGTAACGTCAATGGCACGTTCGACAATACAGGTACTTTCTCTGCAGACATCAAAACCTTTACTATCACTGTGGATCAGGATAGTAACTACACGATTGGTGCAGTTCTAAGACTGACTGATGGTGTCAATCCACCATATGCAACTGGTGAAGTTCTAGAGTCTACCAGCAAGCAGAATACTGTTAAGATCAAGGTTCTCACTGGAGAATGGGTTGTCAATGAAGATTACTTCATCCAGTCCAGCAATCTGTTCAACACGTCTGGTTCAAAAGTAGTCTCACTCGTATCAATGAGTGATGGACTAGAACCATTTGATGTAAACCAAAGTGTTGCTTTGGTTGAGACTGATGTGAATCATGGTCTTGCTATTGGTGACGAAGTAACTATTGATATCCGTCCTAACGACACAACTAAGACTAAGAACTATTATATCAGACAAAGACTGTATCAAACTGCAGTTGTTAGAGAACCAAACAATAAGAGTAGCATTTCATACAATGGTATTGGTAGATTTACCATTCTAAATGGTGGTGCTGACTATACAGAAGGAACATACACCAATGTTCCTCTTAAGAATGGATCAGGTACAGGAGCAACAGCAAATATCACTGTATCTGCAGAAGGCATTGTATCAAATGTCCAAATCACTTCTGGTGGAACAGATTATCAAAGAGGAGACTACCTCACTGTAGAAGATGACGAACTAGCAAGATCTGGTGCTTCTCAGAGCACTGCTAGATTGACGATGTATGTCGATCACTCTGGTGTATCGTTCAGTGCTGACTCTATTAGAGTTGCAGATCCAAAAGGTTTCTCTGTAAACGACAAACTGCAAGTTGGTAGTGAGATTATGCAGATCACTGCTATCAATGGCAATGATCTATCTGTAACTAGAGCACTAGAAGGAACAAAGAGAGTAGACCACTACAATGGTGGTGTTATTACACTATACAAACCAAGTTATAACTTCGATGCTGGTTTCAAGGTTAGCAATACAACAGGTGGTGGAACCATTCTATCATATGATCGTGATACTCAAACTATCACTGTAATCTATGATTATGGTATTGACAAGATTGCTGCTGATGAACTTATCAACAGCACAACGTTCTTTGATTCTGGTGATCCAAGCAGACTAGTAACACTTGAGAGAGTATCTGATCTAGAATTTAAGTTTGAGTTCTCTGAAGATAATGAGAACTTCACTCCTAACCCAAATCTAGATTTACAGGAGTTCTACAGATATACATTTGATACATCACACCCTTCACTACTAGGAACTAACTTTGATCTAAGTCCAAGTAAGAGTTATAACCTCCTAACCTTAGAAAAACTGAACAGTGCTGCATTGCCTGGTCAAGTTGGATCATTTACTGAGGTTAAATTTGGTTTTGGTCCTAGATTGGAAGAAAACAACTATGACAATAAAGTAGGCACGAATTTCACATACTTTTACTACTTTGATAGGAATAACAAGGTAAATTCTGAAGGTTCTTTCTTCAAAATTGTAAATGACCCTCTGCAGGGTACAAAGACGCTTTCTTACGTCACCCCTAATCGATTTGTATATGATGTACCTACAGAACCACTGTGGGATGGATCAGGTCAAATTACATATACTACCAGAGGACAATTTGCTACTGGTAAAATTCATGAAATTGCCGTAACTAATTTTGGTGAGAACTACAAGAAGACTCCAAGAGTAATTGGTGTTGATCCAGCACAAGAATTCAGAGCAGAAGCAACTGTTCTCTATGATTCAGAAATTGGTGCTATTACTACAGTAAGACTTGACAACGTTGGTTCTAATTTCTCCAAACCTGCAGCTGTCATCGTAGATGGTGATGGACAAGGTGCTCTATTTGATGTAACACAGAGAAATGGTAAGATCTTCTCTGTTACCATCAGAAGTATTGGTAAGAACTATTCTTATGCACCTAAGATTAAGATTATTGAGACAGATACTAAACTGTTCCCAATGAGTTCTTCTATTGGTGTACCACAGAGTATCAATATTATTAGAAATGGTGGTGCATACCATTTAGATAAGACTGTTGCATCTAAACTGTCTTCTCAGACTGTTGTATCAATTGAAGTATCTGATAATATCAAATTCCAGACTGGTGAGAAAGTCACACAGACTGTAAATGGTGTAGAAGTTTTAAATGCTAAGATTTCAGAATTCAGACAAGGTTCAAACCTTGTAAAACTAAAAGATATTAATGGTATCGTTAGAGAAGGTGTAGAACTAAAAGGATTTGTATCTAAATCTACCGCAAAGGTAAAAGTAGTATTCGTTTCCAAGTTCAACGAAGAAATTACAACCTTCTTTGATAATCTAGGTTACTATAACTCAGATAGAGGTAGACTTGGTACTGCTAATCAGAGATTGCTTGATAGTTACTTCTATCAGGACTATTCTTATGTTGTTAAGTCCAAGACTTCTATTGAAGAGTGGAGAGACCTTATTAAGTCTACCACACACCCTGCTGGTTTCCAACTATTCGGTCAGGTTGATATTGAGACTGATGCTCCAGTCGAAATGCCTAAGGAGCAGAACAAGTCTGACTCGTTCAGTATCATTCAACTATGGGATCCTGCGAAGAACAAGATTACAGTTGAAAGCACCAAGCAAGTAACAACTCAGTCAATCCAATCTGTTAGTGATTACAAACTGAGAACTGGTTCTGGTTCTGTTGCAACATCCGAATTCAACTTCAACGAAAGTCGTGCGTTTGAATTCAGGATCTACAACATGACGCCTGGTTTCTATGATGCAACTATCAATGCAGGAAATCCATGGTGGATGAAGAATCCATTCGATGGTTATTTTGATAACGATGGAAGATTGAAGGGTTCCGTTCAGTTCCAGATCAGGGACATGTTTGATAATCCATTCAATCCAGTAAATGCAGAGAGTTGCTTTGTTACTCTCGATGGTATTATTCAAGAACCACTCAGAGCATATACTATTAGTGGCGATAAACTTGTCTTTGCTCAACCACCTCTGGGTGATAATGAGAAACTAACTGGTCAAAATGTCAATGCTACGAGTTCTTACAATGGTGTTAAGTTCATTGGTAGAACCTTCTTCTTTAAGGATTCTCAGTACAATAACAGATACCTAAAAAAAGCGAGAAATATTTTCCAGCGTGGGGGTCTATGGATAGACGCTGCAAATCAAATCGAACAAAATAAAGAGTTTATTATTCAAGAATCTGTAGGGTA